CCAAAAGATGCCTAAGGATAAGAAAACACCTGAGCAAAGAATCCAAGATGTTTTGGATGAGATAAGAAGATTGGCTAATCAGGATGAAAAATAAAACCTGCGCTTATTGTAATAAGAAACAGCCTATCAATAAATATTACAAGGCTACAAGACAGCCTGATGGCTATGACTATTATTGCAAGGAATGTAGAAAGTTTAATTCATTAAAGAGCCATAGAGGTGGAAAGCGGAAGCCTCAATGTGAGATAGAGAATTGTAATACTCCTAATTATGCCCTCAAGATGTGCAAAATGCACTATGAGAGAACTCGTAGAACTGGAACTCATACCCTTACTAACTATGGGCGTGATAATTACAATGGACAGCCTTATGAAAGGGTAAGAGAAAACCACTTGATAAGGACATACAAAATAACAACACAACAATATAAAGAGATGGCTAAGAATGGGTGCGAAATTTGTGGGAAGAAAGAATTAGACCACAAGAAACTCCATGTAGACCATGATTGGAATTGTTGTCCTGTGCCTAAGAGAAATGGAAAATCTTATGGCTATTACAAGACATGTGGACAATGCCTTAGAGGTGTTCTATGTGATAAATGTAATGGAAATGTTGGTTTGTATGAAAAGGGTAGGATGAGAGATGATTACCCTGATTTGCAAAGAATAATAATCTATGTAGCAAAATACAATCAGATTATTTCTGATAGGACACTTAAAGATGGGCAAAGGCAAACATAATAATCATGTGGGTGGTGGCGAGGTATCTAAAGGAAATCCAACCTACTACCTAAAGAAATATAAGCATACACAAAGACCTGTGCCATGTGAAAGATGTGGACAGAATGCTTATTACAAACACCCTGAATGGGGATATGTTTGTGCTCCTCATCTATTGGACCTAATCTGTATATGGGAAACTAAGATAGATTGGGATGAATATAAGGAGATGTGGGATAGATGCGAACAACTGCTGAGACGCCCAATGAAGCAAAAATTATCTACTACTGTGAAGAACATGGATGCTCTACAGATAAGCCCTGTGGAGAAGCCAAAGGAATAGGTTGGGTGCTAAATGGCTAAGAAAGCATATAACGACCCTGTATATAAGAAGAATAGGGCTATTGTCTTAGAGGCTTCATCATATACCTGCCATTATTGCAAGGGTCCTGCTAATGAGGCAGACCATATTATTCCTGTGTCATTTGGAGGCGGTAACGAAATAGAGAACTTATTACCCTCATGTAAATCATGTAATAGTACTCGTAAGAATAAGACATTGGTAAGACTAAGATATTGGAATAGGAAATACTAATGGACATTACATTCTGGTTATGTATATTCTGGCTATGGTGGTTTATATGGAAAATGTCATAAGAAGATATGATGGTTTGGATAAGACTGTTATTATTACCAAACCTTATATCCAATGTCAAATAGCAAAAATATCAAACCATATATCCCAAACCATATATGCCCATATAGCGCATATCATGTATATGATGGTTTGTCAAGTATTCTTTGTATACCGCCCAAAAATGGCGGCGCAAAATGGGCGGGTACATAAAGGATACCCATATACCTATTGGTACTATACAAACCATATAAAGGATATAAAGGTTTGCATGGTTTGACATTATGGAAATATCATGCTACATGGTTTGGTATAATTAGATATGAATGGTTTGACAAATAAAATATATTATGGTTTGGTATGGGTGGTTTTTTTATTTTGAAATATGCGACCCTGTACAAACTATCTTCAAAACCAAAAATATAAAATAGTGAAAAAGGAGAAACATGGCTACAACAGGATTTACAAGACAGAATGGTCCACGACCAGTTAGGGAAATATCAAAGGTAAATGAACCATTGAATTTGGACCACACATTAGAAGATGCAGTTAGAAAATCTATCGTATCTGCTACATGGCTTGAAGAAGCAGATTTAGGAGCAGCAACAGAGGCAGTCCTATTGGCTAAAACAATGGATGAATTTCCACAGCATAGACATAAGATTGCACCTATCCTAATTGCATTATTGGCTAACTTAGGTCTGCTCAATAATCGCAAACAAGCAGATATGACACCACAGGAAATGTTGGCTGCTATTGCTAATGGCTGATTGGAAACCAACGCATTACACTTTACCTCTATCTGAAGATTTTCCTACAGATGGAGATAAGATTATTAATATTAGTCAGGCTTTATGGCGTTTACCTGAAAAGCATGATGAATTATTGGTATTAACTGATTGGCAGAAATGGCTTATTAGGAGTGTATTAGAAAGATATCCTGATGATTATCCTGAAGCCTCTAAAGCAGGTAGATTGAGATATAAACAGGTTATTATTTCTATGCCTCGCAAGAATGGCAAAAGCCTTATAGGAGCGTTATTTGCTTTATATGGGATGTTATTACATGAACCTGCACCTGAAGTTATCTCTGTTGCAGCATCCGCAGACCAAGCAAAAATCGTTTATAGAAGGCTAAAACATCAGGTAGATTCAAGTGAATTATTAGGACATTTCTTTGCAAGGAGTACAGAACATAGAGGACTTTGGACGAAAGACGAGCAAGGAATATATAAAGTTATTGCAGCGCAAGCAGCAACCGCTCAGGGACTACATCCTTCTCTTGTTGTATTTGATGAGTTGCATGTTGCTAAGTCTGATGTGTGGACTGCTATGGCTTTGGGTTCTGCTACTCGCCCTGATGGTATCGTTATTGGTATCACTACTGCAGGTGATGATACTTCTGACCTACTCAAAAATCTCTACGAGAATGGTTCTAAGGCTATGGAAGGTAACAAAGATTTGGAAAGGTTTGGTTTCTTCTGTTGGGAAGCACCTAAAGGCTGTGCGATAGATGATGAAGAATCTGTACGCATGGCAAACCCACAATTAGCAAGTGGAATATTGGACTGGGAGTCAGTTAAAAATGAATTAGCCACAATGCCTGAAGTTGATGCTCGTAGATATAGATTAAATCAATTTGTATCCAGTATGAATGCATGGCTACCTGTTGGAATGTGGCAACAACAGCCTGAAGGCAGACCTACTAACCCTGAAGTGTTTGCGGTAGAAAGAACATCAGGATGGGAAAATGCATCTATCGTTACCGCTCAAGTTATGCCTGATGGGAAGGTAGCAACAGAATTAGTAGCATCATTTAATAATACAAATATAGACCAAATGATTGAGGCTTGTATTAAGTTAGCCAAATATGGCAAAACATTTATTATGGATGGAAATGTATTGGCAGATTTAGGCATGGCATTAAAACAAAAGGGCTTAAGGGTACAAATAACATCAAATAAAGATTTAATATCAGCGTCAAATAACATGTATCGTAGAATTATGCGTAAGGAACTAATTCATCCTCGTGATGAGATAGTTTCACTGCAAATTCAAAGAGCAGTACGCAAAAATAGCGGTGATTCATGGAGAATTGCTCGTAAAGATAGCGGAAGTGATATTGATGCAGCAGTAGCAACAGTTTTGGCTGTTTGGTTCGTGGAAACACAACAGAAACCACAACAGATGGTCTTTTAAGGAGAACACATGGGATTACGAGATAGATTAGTAGAAAGATTAGGCTACACACTTGATGTAGTTGAGCCATTTGTCCCTGTAACAGAAACTCGTGGAATTGCAAATACCGCTCCTGCAAGAGAAGCAATAGTTGTGAATGAATCAACAGCATTAACACTTGTACCTGTTAGCAGAGCAATTTCAGTATTGGAAACAGCAATTATGCAAATTCCAGTAGAAGTTTATAGAGGCAATACACAAATTCCATCACCTGCATGGCTTGAATATCCTGATATTGAGAATAATGTATCTCAATCAGAATGGTTAGGTACAACTGTGTATCACATGGCGGTATTTGGAAATGCATATTGGTTAATTAAGAGAGGTGCACGAGGTATTGTTAATATAACTAACATACATCCTGCAACAATTTCTACATTAACTGATAACAATGGAAAGATTTATTACAGCATTGATGGAAAATCTTACACAAATAAAGATATTGTCCATATTAAGTTATGGAAGAAACCATCAACATCAGATTTATTAGGAGAAGGACCTATTCAGAGACACAAATCTGTTTTGCGCTCTGCTTTAGACCTTCACAATTATGCAGATAACTGGTTTAGAACATCTGCAGTACCAACTGGTACATTAACAACAACAGAATTTCTTTCTGAGGATGTTGCAAAGCAAAATAAAGATGCTTTTGTTGCATCACAGAGAGAAAGAAGTGTGGCTGTACTATCATCAGGATTAAAGTATGAAACAATTGCATTAAGTCCTGAGCAGGCACAGTTTTTGGAAAATCAAAAATTTATCAATCGTCAGATTGCATTAATGTTTGGTGTTCCGCCAATGTATTTGGCTATGGCTATTGAAGGTCAGGGTCTGACTTATATCAATGGTAACGAAGATAGAGCAAGATTGTTTGATGATGGATTGCAACAATATGTTGTAAGAATTCAACAAGCAATAACTGATTTATTGCCACGAGGACAAAAGGCTGAGTTTAATTTAACTGAGTTCTTACGCCCAAATCAAACAGCAAGATATCAGGCATATGCAATAGGTCTTGACAAAGGTTTCTTAACAATTGACGAAGTTCGTGAGATTGAAGGAATGCCAGAAATGACAGGAAATGAAACACCTGCAGAAGTCACAGAACCTATAGCCTAAAATGGAGTAATGGATATGGATAATTTAATCACACGCTCTTTTGAAATAAGAGCAACAGACACAGAGAAGCGTGAAGTTTCTGGTGTGGCTGTTCCATTTAATGAAACAATTGACATTGGTGGAGGATGGTCTGAGCGTTTTGAAAAAGGCGCAGTAGATTTATCTTCAGATGTTAAATTGTTTAGAGACCATAAAGAAATCATTGGCAGAGTAACCGAAATGGAAGAATCTGATGAAGGTTTACTCATTCGTGCAAAGATTTCTGAAACAGTCTTAGGTAATGAAACTCTTAATCTTGTAAAAGATGGAGCAATTCGCTCATTCTCAGTTGGATTTATTCCAGTTGTAGATGAAAAGAAAGAAAAAACAATAGTTCGTAAGAAGGTTGACCTCAAGGAAGTTTCCTTAGTGGCATTTCCTGCATACGAAAACGCTTCTGTCACAGAAGTTAGAGAAGAAGTCAAGGAGGAAATAATGACTGAAAACACAAATTATGATTCTGCAATCGCAGAAGTTCGTAATCACGCAGAAGAATTAGAGCGTAGACTTGATGTTCTTGCTACCGCTTCTGTTCCTGCAGAACCAACAATTAAATTCCGCTCATTTGGTGAATATGTAAAGTCTGTTGCATCAGGTAATGAAGATGCACTTGATTTACACAAGAGATTCACAGGTGGCACAACTGGAGACAGCATTCTAAAGAACGCTTGGGTCTCTGATACAGTTCGTATTTTAGATGCAGGTCGTCCTACATTTAATGTACTTTCATCTGCAGCACTACCTGCTGATGGAATGACTGTTGAATATCCAGTATTGGATACAAATACTCTTGATGTTACAGAGCAAATGGCTGAGGGTGATGCACTTGCTTATGGCAAGATTTCACTAACATCCGCAACTGCTCCAATCAAGACATATGGTGGATACACAGATTTCTCACGCCAAGTTCTTGAGCGTTCATCTGTTGCATATGTAGACACAGCATTCAGAGCACTTGTTGCTAAGTACGCTGCTGTTACAAATGCTGCTGCTCGTGCTGCAGTTATCGCTGCTTCTGCAAATTTCAACACAGCAACTGTTGCTGCATGGGATGCAGATGAAGTTATTGGCGCACTTGCAAAGGCTGCTGCTGATGTAAACAACAACGCAGGTCGTGCACTTGAAGTTGTACTTGTTTCTTCAGATGTATTCCAAGCACTTGCTAAGGTTGTAGATGGCGCAGGTCGTCCAATCCTTTCAAATGCTGGTGCAACTGTAAATACATTTGGTTCAATCAATCCTGTTGGTTTGACTGGCACAATTCTTGGACTACCAATCGTAATGGACCCATCACTTGCTGCTGGTTCATTCTATGTTGGTAACTCTGCAGCACTCACAACTTATGAGTCTGCTGGTGCACCATTCAGATTGAATGACGAAGAAATCACAACACTAACAAATTCATTCTCTGTCTATGGATATTTGGGCATCGCTGCTCCAGAACCAAAGGCAATGACAATAGTGGCTAACCCACTTGATTAATTAGGAGTAAGACTATGGACTGGACTGACTTAAAAGCATATGTAGGTGCTTCATCTAATGATGATGCCTATGTTGAAGAATGTTGGGATACTGCAAAAGATTTGGTTGCTTCTTATGTGAAGTCAAGCAAGATTCCTGCAGGTGTTCTCAAGCGGTGCTACATTGAAGTAGGGTCAGAACTTTTCCAGCGTCGTAATGCACCAACAGGAGTTGCTCAATATGCTACATATGATGGAGCACCTGTCAATACTGCAAGAGACCCTCTTGTTGGTGTATATCCTTTGCTTAATCGTTATGTTGTGAGGTTTGCATGAACCTTGCAGGAATAAGAAGTGAAATTCAATCAGCAATAATTTTGGGCGGTATCTCAAAGGTTTACAAATATGTACCTGAAAAGCCAAACCCATTATGTGCAATATTAGAACCTGATGCAGAATTTATTACAGTATATGAAAACCAATATGATGCAGATTATGCTTCTAATTGGAAGGTTTTAATAATCGTTCCATATGCAACTAATGAAACTGAAACAGAAAATCTTGATGACACTTTAGATACATTAATTCCTGCTTTGTGGGAGTACACCACAGCAAACAGATTAACAGTAGATAAACCATTCATTTTAGATGTGAATGGTGCTAAATTTTTAGCAACAAATATAAACATTTCAATTGATATTGAAGGAGGAAATTAACATGGCTCGTATTAAGGGTAAATCAATCGTTTTTGAAGTTGATGGAACTGAATACTCTGGCGGAGTTAGTAATGTAACAATTACTTCTGAAGTTGGAACACTCGGTTTTGGTAACTACGAAGATTCATTAGATTTCATTTGTGCGGTTACTGGTTTTCAGGATACTGCATCAGCATCACTATGGTCAGAACTATTTGACAATCCTGGTGCAACACTAAATATCACCTATGCTCCACATGGAAACGCAACTGCAACATCTTCACAACCACATTTCACAATGACAGGTTATGCAGAAGTTGTACCTGCATTGGGTGGCGCAGCAGGTGAATACTTTGTTTATGATTTGAACATCATTCTTGATGGCAAACCAACAAAGGTAACTGCTTAATTAGGTTGTTATGGCAGAAGCATCAATAACAATAAAAGGAGTTGATGAAGTTAAATCTTCATTAAACAAACTTGCAAATGATATTGAAGATTCTTCTGACACTATCCAAAGTTTGGGTAGCGTATTAGCAAACAAGGCTTCTGCCATAGCACCACAACAAAGCGGAAGGCTTGCAGCATCTGTAGGTTACAAATTTGAAAATGGTAGTTTACAGATTTATGCAGGTAACGAAACAGTCCCATATGCAGGAGTAATTGAATATGGTTATCCTAAAAGAAATATAAAGGAACAGCCTTATTTAAGACCTGCAGTTAATAACAATATGGGAATGATTGAACAAAAATACAATGAACAAATAGAAAATAGCATCAAAAAGTACAACTTAGACTAAGGAGGCAGTATGAACAACGATTTAATGTCCACGCTTAAGTGGAAAGAGTTAGCAGAATTAGAAGATTATCTTGATATGCCAATGGATGAATGGGCGGAGTCAAATAAAAAAGCCAAAATTGCTTTTGCTATGCAATTTATTATGGCAAGACGAAATAACCCATCCCTTACAATAGAGCAAGCAGAAGATTTGACAATTGAACAGTTGTCAGATATCTCTGGATTGGACATGACAGTCCCAAAAGGAGATACTTCAGCCTAAGCGCAATGGCTAAGTTCTGTGTACAAACAGGGTACACACCAGAGCAATTCTGGGAACTTACCTATGAAGAATATAACGCTATGGTTGAAGAACTCAACAGGAGGAATTAGTGGCACAAAAGATAGTAATTGATATTGTTGCAGAGACACAGAAATTAAAACAGGGTGTTGATGAAGCAAGTGGACAACTAAATTCTCTTGATGGAAAATTAAAAGGACTTGCTGCAACTGCTGGTGCTGCTGCATCTGCATTTGTTTTAAAGCAAGGCGTTACATTTTTAAAGCAAGGCATTGATGAGGCTAAAGAAGCAGCAGAAACAATGCGTACAGCCACCACAACATTTGGTGAAGGCTCTGCAGCACTACAAAAAATTACAGAAGATGCTGATAAATTTGGTAAAGCAATCGCTGTTGATAATGATGTAATTATTCAGTTGGCAACCCAATTAGGTTCAAGATTACCTGCTGATTCAAAAGCATTATCTGCTGAATTAGTTAATCTTGCATTTGATGTTGAAGCATTTACAGGTGGTGCAGTTAATGCAGAAGCAGTAACAGGCAAACTTGCGAAGGCATTTTCAGATGGACAAGTAAAAGCAACAGAATTACAAAAGATAGTTCCAGGACTTGATGCTGCTACTTATGCAATGGCAGAATCATTATCTAAGGCTGGAAAGAATCAAGAAGCATTAACATTATTAATAGAAGCAGCACAAAAGAAATATGGAGATGCTGCAGAAAAAAATGTTACTTCAACACAAAAATTTGAAACAGCGTTAGCAAATTTTAAAGAAGAATTAGGTACAAAAGTATTACCAATACTTGAAAAAGGTATTGATTTACTAACAAGAATGCTTGATTGGTTTGATAAACTTCCAACACCTGTACAGAATTTTGGTATTGCTCTTGCAGCACTTATTGGTATTGGCGGACCATTAATTGGTTTTATTGCCAATATGAAATTAGCATTAATTGAATTAGGTTTATTACCACCAGCATCTGGTGCTGCTGCAACAGGATTAAATCTTGTTAAAGTAGCATTAGCAGGTCTTGGAATTCTTGCAGTTATTACTTTAATTGTATTATTAGTTCAAAACTGGGATAAAGTTACAGAAACAGTTGGTAAATTCTGGGAAAAGATTAAAGATGTTGTTCCTAAAGCATGGGCAAAAGTACAAGAATTAAAAGATAAAGTTGTAGGTTTTATTGGTGACATTATTGATATGTATCTTCAGTTGCCAAAGAGAATGCTAAGTATTGGTGAAGATATTGTTCGTGGTTTATGGAATGGTATTCAGAATATGGCTTCATGGTTAAGAACTAAAGTTACATCATTCTTTAGAAACCTATTACCTGATTGGGCTGAAAAGGCTTTAGGTATTGCATCGCCATCAAAGGTATTTGCTAATATTGGTAAGAATATAGTTTCAGGTTTGGCATCTACATTTAATTTGGGTGAAGTTGCAAAAACAATTACAGGTGCAACTAATACTGTAATAAGACCAACTATAACAAGACCAACAGTAGCAACTGCAACAGCAGCAGCAAGAGGAAGTCAAATTAATATAACAATTAATGCTGGTGCAGGAACTGACCCATACGCATTGGGCAGAACAGTAAGTAATGCAATTAGTAAGTATTCACGAGTCTCAGTTAAGTCAGGTACATACACAGCATTATGAGACCTTCACAAGTAATTACGCTGCAAATTTGGAATGGTACAGTTTGGGAAAACTATACTGATGGATTAATCAATGTAAAAATAATTCGTGGTGTAGAAGATTATACTGGTCCACTATCACAGCCTGATGTTGGACAAATGACATTAACAAGTCGCAATGATTTGTTAGACCCATATAATAATAATATTGTTAAATACAATGCGCCTATTCGTTTAAATGCTTCAGGTGTAAGAATATTTACAGGTCGTATTGAAGGTATTAATGTTGATTACAAACCTGTTGGAGACCCACCAATAATTACAATTAATGCCATTGACATGATTGGCACAATGCATAAGCATATTTTGTCTGAATCATTTGTTGATGATTATGATACAACTCAAGAATATTTAACTAATTTAGGCTCAGAGATTGAAGATTTTGTAGTTACAACTAATAATACTGATGGAATATCTTATGCAGAAGGACATTCAGAAGTTGGTATTACAGCATTAGATGCAATGCTTATTAGAACAAAAACAGACTTAGGTTTTATATTTGCCAATGCAAGAAATGAAATTGAATTTATTAGAAGAGACAAAGATAGTAATCTACATCCATATAATTCTAAACCAGCAGAAATAACTTTTGATTACTTTGGTAATGGTGAGTCTTATCAAACAATATCATTAAGCGATGGATTTGAAAAGATTGTTAACAATATAGATATAACTGGAACACAAAATACAAGCATATCTTCTTCAGCAGACGATTCAATTGCTCTTTGGGGCAAGTCATCTGCAAATGTTAGTTTGCAAACACATGTTACTGCAAACCTTCAAACAATTTCTAATGCTGTATTACAAGAAATGGCAGAACCTATTCGTGAGATTTATAAAGTATCATGGGATGCAACTCTTGATTATGATAAGGCACATGGCATTGATATATTTGATAATATACAGATTAACCATAAGGTAAGCGATACATTTACAATTAATAGAAAATATAGCGTTATTGGTATTCAACATGAGATTAATGCTGATGAATGGATAGTTAGTTATTCGCTTCGCAATTTTGATTATCAGTCCACATCTATTCCTAATCCTGTAATTGTTGTTACACCAAATAGTGGAGATACAAATACAACATTTACTGTTACATGGACACATCCAAACCCTGAATTATTTGCATCTACCTATTGGGATTTAGACGAGGGATTTACAAGTACTAATAGAACAACTACTGTTAATTATGATACTGTTGGAACTAAACAAATAACATTAGAAGTAACAACTATCTATGGATATACCAAAACAATAACTATCCCATTACAGGTTGCCATTGCGCCACCAATTGCAGCATTTACATATACTCTTGATGCTGATAATGTTTATAACTTTACCTTTACAGGTGATTCTGCTACATCATATGAATGGACATTTGGAGATGGAGAAACATCAACAGAAAAAAATCCAAAGCATTATTATTTTACTGGAGGCTCAAGAGTAATAACAGTTAAAGCAACTAATAGTTTAGGTTTTACTACTGCAAGTCAAACAATTAATACTGTTGCCCTGACAAAAATTCCAGTTAGATATGTTAGAGTAAGATGGACAAACTTTACAAATAACAGCACAACATATTTTAATTCTTATGGAGATATTCCAACCTATGCATGGTTTAAAGATTTTAAGATTTTAAATATGTCAAATGCTGAAATAACAAATTGGAATATTATTGACCATGAAGAATACTATGGTTATTTCTCAGATTACTATGGATTAGATGATTATGGAAGAATAAGTTCTATTCCACATGATACTTTAGATTACACATTAACTGGATTAAGTGGAGCAATAC